AAGATCTGCTCTCGCGCATCATTGCTTATCGGCGGTGATGTGATTCAGTCTTTTGATGATGGCACTGCGGAAGCAACAATTTGTGACGCAATGTACGAAGACATGGCTCGATCAGCCCTGACCAGCTCACGCTGGCGTTTTTCTACTGACCAAGCTGTCTTAAACAGATTAACAGATGCGCCCTCTGGACGTTGGGACGCAGCTTACCAGCTTCCATCTGAGTCAATTATGCTTGTTGCAGTCACAGTAAATGACTTTCCAATTAAATATGATACCTATGGCTCTAAGGTATTTTGCAATTCATCTGACACAGAGACGTTAGTTGCTGACTACATCTTCCGTGCTGATGAGTCTGACTGGCCTCCATATTTTGTTACTGCGGTTGAGTATATGATGGCTGGGGTTCTTGCGGTCTCTGCTGCGCGTGACTCTCAGCTTGCCAGCTTAATGGAGCAGAAGGCTAACTATCAGATGACACAAGCCAGACGCCTGCACTCTCAAACGCAGACAACGCGCAAGCTCAACACATCGAGGTTTATTGCTGAAAGGCGAAGTTAATGCAGAAAGTTAGAGTTCCAATAAGTAGCTTTCAGTTTGGCGAAGTCAGCGATTCACTTATTAGCCGCAACGACACACCAATTCTCAACTCCTCTGCACAGCGGGTTGAGAATTTTTTAGTATTACCAGAAGGCGGCTTGAGAAAGCGTCATGGCCTAAAGCATATACACGACTATGCCTTAACGTATGACGCCAACACTCCATACAAATCTGTTCTGACTTCATTTATCTTTGATGACAATGAAGAGTACGTTATTTCGATTGAGAATCAAAAGCTGCGCGCGTTTCGTTTGCTTGCAGATGGATCAGTTAGTCTGGTCGCTACAGTTACATCTGACGTAAACTCTGCTGCTTTACCTTTTGACGAAGATTACGCAAATGAATACACGTTTGCTCAGTATGGTGACGTTATGTGGGTCTGCCACCCATTGTTCTCACCGCGTTTAGTTACAAGAACTAGCTTAACTACCTTTGAGGTCAGCACTTTTTCTTTTGATACTCGTTCTGATAACAGCAAAATATACCAACCATACTATAACTTCCAAGCGCAAGGCGTCACATTGGACCCCTCGGCTGCAACTGGAACAGGAATTACATTAACAACAAGCGTCGACTACTGGGTTGCTGCTCACGTTGGTACAACTATTCGCTATCACGAATCTGAGATAACCATTACTTCTGTAACCTCTGCGACTGTAGCCGTCGGTGATGTTGTCGATACGTTAAAGATACGGCTTGCTGTTCTTAATCCACTTAGAACTATTGAGGGGTCTAGCACGGTAGAGGTCACTCATATTGCGCATGGTTTTTCTGGTGGTGAGACTATTGTTATTGAAGAGGCTGCTGCTGTCGGTGGGCTTAACACTGGCAACCTCAACGGGACACGAACTGTTAGCAATATAATTGATGAGAATACTTACACCTTTGCGGCTGGCGGCACTGCAAACAAAGCTGAAGATGGTGGCGGCTATGTAAAAATAGAAACACATGCGCCTACGACTGATTGGTATGAACAGGCCTTCTCTGCTGTACGGGGATACCCTGCGGCTGTTTGCTTTCACGAAAACAGATTAGTATTCGGCGGAACCTTAGCGCAGCCAGATACAATTTGGATGAGCCAGATTGGTAAATACTTTAACTTTGACATAGGCGATGCAGAAGACACCGACTCTTTTGACCTTACCGCTGCGACTGGACAAGTAAACGAAATTAGATACATGGTCTCCAACCGTGACCTTCAAGTGTTCACTGGTTCTGGTGAGCTTTATATTCCAACTTACTTGAACCAAGCCATTACGCCTACGAATGCACAGATCAGAAAGCAGACACCATACGGAACTGAGTTTATCCTCCCGGCCTCCATAGACGGCGCTACGGTCTTTGTTCAGCATGACGGCCACACTGTTAGGGAATATCTCTACACCGAGTCTGAGGACGCTTACACGGCCTCTGCGGTATCAACGCTGTCTGGACACCTAATACAGCATCCTACGTTTATGACTGTTGTGCATTCTGGCTTTGGCTTAGCTGACTCCTATGCTTTCTTTGTCTTTGAAAGCGGAGAGGGCGCTCTGTTTTCTTCTAACCGCGCTGAGAAACGAGCTTCATGGACTAGGGTTACTACTCCGGGAATGTTCTCAAGCACGATAGCAGTACACAACAGGCTCTTTACAAATGTGTATGATGCGGCTGGCAATCTGCATCTATGTGAGTTCTCTGAAGATGTTGGCTTAGACCTGTACCTATACAAAGCTGTCTCGACAAACACAGTAGACGTAAGCGATTTGTATAATAGTGGAGACGTTGTTGACGTTATAGGGATTAAGGACGGAAAGCAGTCCTATCTTGGAGAGTTTACTGTAAGCGTAGGCGAAGAAGTTGATCTTAGCCTTTACAGTGAGTCAGCATTTACCCATGCGTATGTAGGCAAAGCCTTTACAGCTAAGATAGTAAGCAATCCTATTGACGTAACGTCAGGTAATGGGCCTGTGACTGGAGATGTCCGTGGGATTAGTAATGTAATACTGGACCTTAAAGGTGCCAGATCATTTAAGATAAACAACCGATCCTTCTCTCCAGACAATGCGATTACTGGCAAGAAAGAAATACGGGTACTAGGTCACAGCAGAGACCCACAGGTAACTATTGAACAGAAAGACCCACTACCGCTACAGGTCAATGGGCTAATAGCGGAGCTTGTATTGTAATGGCTATCGAAGGTTTAATTTTTAGCATTATATCTGCGGCGGGTCAGGCTGCTGCGGGTCAGGCTGAGAAGGAAGAAGCTGATCTTAATGCGTTTAACATTAAGACTGACAAGAAGTTAAACTCTGTAGAAGCAGATCAAGTGGCTCTGTCTATTAAAAGAGACTTTGACACCGCTATGGAGGCCAATATTGCTGCACTTTCTGCTACTGGCAGGGATGTTGGGTCTAGCATGACAATTAAAGCCTTCCTCGAAAAGCAAAAAGAAATAGCTTACGAAGATATTAGCCGTACTCAGAATCAAAAGCATTGGGCTAACATTAAGGCAGACATGGCTTCACTTGCGGAAGGTCGCCGTGGTCGCAACGCAAGGACTGCATCTTTGTATAGAGCTGCTGGAACTTTGTATGAAGGCTACGAAAACTTTACAAGAACAGCAGCACCAAAAGGAACAGCGTAATGGCTATTATTCGTCAGCAAACACGGGTCTTTAACAAGCCCATTGGTGTTGTTCGCGCCGATGCAGGCGGAGCTAGAGTTGGAGAAGCTATTGCTGGTGCAGCCGACACGATGGCAAGGATTGCCTTTCAGGATGCAGCAAGAGAAGCTGAAAAGCGTGGTATTGAAGCGGCTAAATCTGTAGCTGAAAGCCAGCTTACAACAATAAACCCAGAGACAGGCAAGCCAGAAGCGCTCAAGATTCCAGAAGGTTTTGGGCAGATTGCTGCCGAAGCTTATCAGCGCGTTGTAGATGCCCGGTTTGAGAATGCTGTAGATACACAGCTTCGCATAAAGGCTCAAGAGATTTCTCTTAAATATCAGTATAATGCAGATGCCTACGCTGATGTGTTTAAGGATTACATTGCTGGCCTTAGCAAGAATACTGGCGGCCAGTACGGTACATTCATTGAATCTACTGGCGCAAAGTATCTGGCGCTTACGTCTCTTAACATTAAAGAGCGCGCAATAGCTAAAGCTAGAAGTGATCTTGCACAATCAACGCTAGATGGCTTTGAGACTAAAAAGTCTCAGGCATATGATCTTGCAAAGACGGGCGGGTACTTAGCTGCTGACCTAGATGGCGATTCTAGTAAAGCTGCTGATCTTGCCTCTAAGTCTGTTGATGTAATTACTCAAGCTGTAAACAGTAATCTGTTAAAGACTGGTTCAGATCGAGTTAAAAACATAGAGATAAGCACTGAGATTGCTCGGGGCGCTATTGAGCATATTAACGGCCTAAGTATTAATGGTCGGCCACTTACAAGCTCTGAACGTAACTTAGTTACACTTGCCGTTAGGACTGGCAACGCAAATATTCAGGGACTCCCTAAAGCACTGCAATCAAACATTGAAGCAATGCTTGAGTATGTTTCTCCAGAAAATGCAGACGCTATTTTACGCCACCACGATGCGGTTTCTAGCGACTATAATCTTATTGAAGCAGACCGCGTAGCAGAAGCTAAAGCTATAGCAAAAGCAGAAGCAATACGGTTTCAGATTAATGCAGATCAAACAGTAGATAACTTATCATCAAGGGCTATGGGTTCTGCTGGTGCGGCATTTAGAGATGATGACACAAACATCAATAGATACACAGCTATTCCGGGTGCAGTTAGAAACTCTTCTGATGAGTATGAAACTCTCAGAAACAGTTTAGTTACACGCATTGGACCAGACTATACTGTTGAAGACTACAACAAAGACCTGCGTGAAGCTAAAGAAAACTTGTTAAAACCTTATCTTCTTAATGCGGCTATCGGTGGAAATGTTGAGAGTTTACGTCTGGCTTTAGCAAATCCTAACAACGTAAATGCACTTAGTCGCCTTAACGAAAAGCAGCAACAGTTAGTTTATGAAGTACACAACTCTTCCTTCTT